CCTTAGATATAACTTGCTGTAACTTTAAGTGTGTCATCTGAATTAAATCAGCAAAAGGAATCATCCTTCTTACTAATGATTCAATAACTCCCTTATACATTCTTGGGGCAACAGCTACGTAGTTTGGTATAGCATACTGACTAGCTGACTTAGGTCGGACCATATTCTCAGCTAACTCCCATTTAAGTATAATGTTGGTTCCCATAACCATAACACCATCGTACCAAACATCAATCGTCTTCTCAACTTTCACAAAGTTACCTTCATCCATCATCTCTTGTGGTGGATTAAATTGGTCATCTTTCTCAATCATCTTAGAACCACCATTATCGTATACTTTCTTTTTGTATACAATTTTTTTTGTGGTCTTATAGTTAAAGTATAGAAGTGTAGCTGAGTCTCTAGAAAATATATTGTCTTGGAACATCTGAGCTGAGTTGTAGTAATCATACCAACTCTGACTGTACTTTGATATTTGCTCTAAGTCTTCGTTTGTCAATGAAGGGTCAATTTTCATTAGCTCTACTATAGGCAATGTCTTAATCTCTCCCCAATAAAAACAATCTTTAAAGTGAGGGTCTTCCGTATAACTGTATACTATATTTGCAGGGTCTACGTAGCTAATCTTTACGCCTGAACCGGGTAAAAACTCATGCTTTGCTACACCTATACCTAAAACAGTAAGGTCGTAGTCAAACCTTTTACGTAGGTCTACATATTTATTAGAAGCAAACAATGTATTAATAGCTTCTTCTTCAGCTATTTCAATTGCAGGCTTATAGTTTAAATTCATGTAAAGCGAAAGCTCCTCATCATTTTCAGGTAAGTCACTAGGGTCCATAGTAAATGGATTCATCCCCGTGTTATTCTGTATAGTTGTAAGAACTTCCTTAGCAGCCATCTGACCCTGTATCATATCCTGATACTTACTTCTCTTAGATAGAGACATAGAATCTTCAGCGTATGCATTTACTTTAAATAATCTACCTGACATCCCGTTAACTACAATGTCAACGAACTTTGGCAGTATAGGAACAGGAGTCCAATCTAAATTAAGGTAAGACAAATCACCATCAACAGCTAATTCATTTTTATACTTAGCAATAGATTGCTCACCTCTAGCGTATAGACGTAATCTTCTAAAGTCTCTCTGTTGGTCGTAAAATTTACAATTGTTAGAATCCTTCTTAAACCATTCATACTGAATAGCTTGACCTATCTGTAATCCAAATTCGTCTGAAGCTTTTTCAGCATCAGATACAAATTGACTTGGGAAACCTGCTGACGCAATATTTATATTTACCTCTTTCATCTATCTTAATAATTCACTGATTGACCCTTTGTTGTTATACTTGCCAAAGGTAATACTAATTTTTGACTGTTTTTGCTCCGGAAGGTAGCTATGCTTTTGGTTTGCCATTATAGCTAGTCCTGAACTTATAGAAGCATCAAACTTAGTTCTGTTGTTAATATCAAACCTCGCCCAATCCTCTAACGTTTTTGGGAACGGCATAGTCCCCATATCATCCATATCTCTATAAGCACCACTCATATCTAGACCTATATGCTTTTCAATATACGACTCAATAGCTGATGCGTGTGATTGTTTTACATCCTCAGATGAGTTAGGTATTCCACCTAATTCTTTCTCAGTTCTAGAGAGTTTATTAAACTGCTTATCAGGCCTGTTCATAGAATAACCTCTATACCCTCTATTTTTAAAGTGATAAAGTAACCTAGGTTTGTTGTTTTCACAGAGTATTGGCATTCCATAGAATATGCAAGCCATAAGAACTTCTTCAAAGAATATCTCAGCAGTCTGAGGTCTAGCTATATACTCTAAGAAGAACTCACTACTTGGTGCGTCATCCATATTAAACTTGGTTAGACCATGTAAAGAGCCATTAGAACCTTTACCACCAACCGTTCCTGATATGTCATATGAATCACACCCGAATGAACCTATGTGCTCATTACCCGGATACTTCATTCCTCGTTTTGTTATTACGTTGTTCTGTAGGTTTTTATTAGGAACCCAACTAACCAAGAATCTTCCTCTTGTGTCAGGACTAAATATAACTTCTGTATCTTTTTGACCGTCCTTCCAATGAAAAGAGCCCTGTGTAGTGTAGTGTTCTTTTATGGTTGAATCGTTGTAGTCAATCTGTTGGTATATCTTAGTAAGGTTAAATAATGAGGACTTACTCTCATCTCTAAATGCGTGAGACTCAGTACGAGGGAACTGTCTATAAAATTCATTTAACGCATCAGCGTCACTTTTAAGTGAATCAACTTCTGCATTCCAATAGTCTACAGCTCCGTTAGAAATCATTTCATCATCTACTCCTAGTATAGATTTAGTTGGCTTAGTTAAAACAGGCATACCGTGCTTATCTATAAACCCTTCCATATTCCACTCCATAGGTATAAATAAAGAATACATACCGCTCTTGGTTTGACCATTAGCGTTTCTGTTATTTACATCTGAATCTTCATAAAGTTTTTTGTAATTACTACCACCTTTAGATAGTGCATTTGATGTAGAACCCATCATACACTTACCAATAATTTTACTACCTAACCGCAAGCAAGTTTTAGTTACACGCCAATTATTTAGTATATTGTTTGGCTTAATCCATTTACCACTTTCATCGTGTACAAGCAGTATTAATTTCTCACCATCATAAGAGTTATCATCTGTGTTCTTCCAATCTATCGTGGTATCCAACCCTTCAAGCTCTTCCGCAACAACTTCGTGCATATTTTTCTTTGTAATTTTAGAAGCAGGAATTCTAAAGGCTAATTCAGTCTTAGGTTTATCCATCCCATCTTGTATAGGCTTAAAAAAGAAAGGCAACCTGTTTGATATTGGTACAACCTTATCAGTAAACATTTTTTTAGCATCTGAACCTGTCTTAGATAATATACCTACTCTTGAATCTTTTGCTAAAGTACCTGAGTTTACTGCCTCTGAAGACCCCATAAAAGAAAACCCTGAACGTCTAATCTTTAAATAAGTCATTCCAAATGAACGCTTATCAGCTTTACACGCTTCCCAAAAAATAAAAAAGATTCTGTTAGCCTCACGGTAGTCAGGGTAACCTATATCAATACTAGTCCACTGTAAGTACATATAGTGAGAGCCTGTTATGTATGTAGGCAACCCTTCATTCATAAACCAATGCCCATCTTCCCTTCTATCAAATTCAGCCTCAATATAATCTACCCACCTATCTTTAAAGTTGCTAGGCATTTCATTCCATTGGAATATAGATATTATTCTTTGAAGTTCTTTTGGAAACTCTTCACGCTCCCAATACTGAAGTGATTTGGTGGTATGTCTTTGAGGAGTTAATTCAGGTCTTTTAGGCAGGCCTATTTTAAGTCCTGATATTTCTACTATATCTCCTACCTGTCCGGTTTTAGATATATTTACAAAGTCGTACTTTTCATTATAACCATACAACCAACTGTGACTGCTATTTTTTTTAGATAGTGGACCTTTAGGTATATAGTCAGGTACTATACGGCATAAATTATTTTGACCTTCGTTCTGCAAATCCTTGTTTAGTATCAGTTCTATTAGGTCCTTGTGACTCTAATTTAAGGTTATCACTCTCTGTATCAATACGTTTTAATATTTCAAAAGCATCAAATATAGACAATTTCTTAGATGCTGCTGCATTTTTTAATTTATCTGCAGCCAACTCATCTTCAGGGTCAGGCTTTATAATTTCCTCTTTAGCAACCTTTATTAGTTGCTTAACAGCTTTATATCCTGCCTCTATAATTTCTTTCCTTAACTCTGTAGAATCCATGCTAAGCCTTCATTGCTACCTGATGGTCAAACACCCTGTAAAGAGTTTCGCCATCTATTGTAAATTCATACTCACTATCAGGTGTAAAGTATATCCTATCACCATTATAAATCCCTTGGGATTTAAGGTACTCATTTGGATAAACCATATCCCCCATAAGTGGCTCGTACTTACAAGACTTGTCCATGAAGCTATCTAATACTTCTATAGGTTTAACAAAACAAAACCTGTCGTGGCTATTCCACTTGTCGTCTTGCTTATATAAATAAAATTGGTCGCTGTCTACAAAAAAAAGGTCATCTTTAAAAAAGCTTTTACCACTCTTCCGCCTACCTTTCATGTCGTTATAAAACTTAAATACATTATGATGTACTAAAAGAATATCGCCTATGTTTATAGGGCCTTCATATCCTACAGGAGTTTCTACTACTGTAGCCTGCCTATTAGAGAACTTATGTTCTTCTTCTGAGGTGTTTACGATAAACTCCATCCCACCAATAGTCTTGGTGTTATTGTATCGTTTACCCTCAATAGGTCTTACTATAAAATTAAAAGGGGATTTCATTAAGAGCCACAAGCTTCACAGTCATCATCGTCAATGCTGCAAGCTTCAGGTTGCTCTTTAGACTCTAAGTCGTGTAACCAATTATCCATTTCTGTACACTTGCAGTTGCCAACGCATTTACACTCTTTATCTTTACTCATACTAGAAGTTTATATTGTATTCGATTGAAATTGGAATGTTAGAGTTAAACTCTTTCCACAAAACTATAACATCCTCACGTTGAATCCAAATCTTATAAGAAGAGTTTTCTTTATCGTATTGAATAAGGTGTATATTGTGGGAAGCTCCAAGGATTTCTTGCCCTACTAAGTAGTGCATAGCTCCCGACTTATAGTCCGGGCCAATAGATATTTTACGAATATCCATTCTTTTAACTTAATTTACTAACTATTAAAGACGCTGACGGCACATTGTCTGTCAAAGGACTACCGGAAGCAATCCTAATGTTAGAAAGCCCGCCTAAATTTTCACCAAAACCATCTCTTATTACAAAAAACTCTAATTTATCGGTAGCTAAAGCAGTATAATTAAATGTATTTGAACGAGTTTCAGTAGACGATTTAGTTACATTTAATGGCGTGACATAACCAACAGGGGTCCCAAATAAAGTTCCATTTATTTTCATAGCAATCATTATAACAGACATTTTATCTATGGCACCAATCCCTGAGTTTGTTGTAGCATTAAACTCTATAGTATAGTTACCTGCAGTATTAAAGGTTACTCTACCCGCTGCACTCAATGAAACATCAGTTAATGTTTGTGCAGCACCAAATTCAATTTGTAGTTCAGTGTCTATAGCTGACGGTTCTTGTGACGTGTCTACAGACGTAGCTGAAAGTATTCTTACGTGTGATGTTGTCGGTACTAAAGATATTATGTCACTTACGGTGAAGTTCTTAGCTACAGTAGTACTATCCTTTGCTCCTACTATTGTATCTATTAGAGCAGGTGTGTCTGCAGTTAATTGACTTGTTAAGTCTAATACTTTAAGGGCGGTAAAGTTTCCTGTAATAGTGGTGCCAAATAATGACCCAACTATATTAGAATCTAAAGCGGGGTTTAATGCCGGTAATGTTGTAGCTACATCTAAAATAGACCCTACAGTAAAATTCTTTGTTGAATTAGTAGGCGTTGCATTTACATCACTTCCAATTAATAAATCACCGGATGCGGCTGTTGTTACTGTGTACGAGCTTATCTTTGGCATAGCTTATTTTTCTTCAGGTGGTTTTATCTCTCCTGTCTCAATGTTGATGACAGAGTCCTTTCCGTATTTATCTATTAATTTTCTTTCTTGTTCTGACGACTCCTCACGAAGACCTGCCATTTTACTTATAAGAGCTTGTTGTTGTAGGACTGTTTCACCTAACTGCATCTTGCACTTATTAAATTCTTTTAGTGAGCCTTGAAGAGTTTCTAACTCCTCTGTTGTTAAATTTGCCATTTGATTAAATTTAGTTTCCCACAAAGATAGGGAATTATTTCTTAGACGAACCGCCAAAGAAAAAGTCAATAATTGTATTTACCTTACTCGACATAGCTCCAAAAACTGTACTTATAAATCCTATTTCGTAATCAGATAACTCAAGGGTATTCATAACAAAATATTTAAACATTGTATATGATAAAAAGAAATAAGCCCCTGTAAATATAATTGCTAATATCTTCTGTATAAGACTATCACTTTCAAAAAGTCCTCTAGCACTTTTTCTATCTTCAACTTCAAGTGCATACATTTCTTTTTCGTGATTTTGAACCACTTCTTTAAACTGATTCTTAAGCTGTTCTCTTTCTTCATCCGTTGTAACTACTTCATCTATGATTTCTGAAGCTTGTCCAATAAGCTTGCCTATTAAGTTCTTAATCATCTGCGTATCTGTATTTAGTGTCGTTATCTTTATCTTTATAAGCTTCTAATACTTGTTTTCTATTACCTTCTTTAATAAAAGATATATGTATCCAAGCAAAATCAAACTCATTAATCATTTGGTCAAATTCTATTTCTGAATTTAGGACCCAATCATAAATCTCTTTATTAGATATTTTGCCATTATTCCAAAATTGTAAATCCAAAGCTTCACCTTTACAATGCTGACTTTTAGCACTTCCACCGATAGCCCGATTGACATTTGGATTCCTGTAACCACTGCTAATCCGAATAGGACCAAGAGCGTCACGCATAGGCTGTATAAGGTTAGAAATAAGCCGTTGAATGTTTCGTAGATGGTCTTTGTTCGGTCCATTGTCTAAACCTAATCGTTTAGCTGTATTACTTCTAGTTATCTCAGATAATACAAAGTTTTTACTTAATCGCATTTATGTAAATCTTTTTAGTTAGAATACCGTCTGTAGCAAAATATATTCCTGTTGAAGGAATAACCTTTCTTCCAAGTAAATCATAATAAGATGTTGGTGTGAATGTTGTATTACTAACCTCTTCTATACCTATAGTTAAACAACCTACATCTACAAGTTGCTCTAAGTTATCTTGAGGCCAAGTCCCTAAAGAGTCTATCCAATCTACATCAGATAAAAATTCATATTCTGTGTTGTCTATATATAAATAAGCACCATTCCATCCATCACCATAACTGTCTTGCATATTGATTTGATAGTAATCCGGAAGTATAACTGCACCTAAGTAAGGAGCACCACCCTCTAGCAGTAACCCGCCATTACAGGTAAGTATCTGCCAAGTAACTTCGTCAGGGTAATCCCCTGCAATACACTCTACAAATACTTGATTTTGCTGTCCATTAACTTTTAATGTGCCTATAATGAAAACAAAAATCATTAGTAAGCATAATATTAATTTTTCAGATATTAATACTTTCTTTTCCATTACTGAAATTTATTAAATGTTATTTCATCTACTACAGATTGAACCTCTTTCTTTGTTGCGTTAAGCTTCATCATAATGTTAGGGTTAAATCTTTTTGTCTCTACACCGTTATCAAATATTATAACAGTAGGCACTGATGTTACTTTATATTCGGACTGTAAGTCAGAACTTTTAACTATACAAACTCTGTATACGTTACAGTCTTTTAACGAAGGTAAAAAATCTACTTTATTACCATCATTCCACTCTACATAAAACTCTATTACCACCGTTCCTTTAGCTGTCTTAGAGTCAAATGAGCTAGAAGTAACAAACTCTTGAGCTACAATATTTACAGGAAAAAGTAGTAGTAAAAGTAAAAACTTATTCATAAAGCTTTTGTTTAATTAGCTTCATATCTTCCTTTATTTCAGAGACATCATCCTGCGTATTCATTATGGTTTGACGGATTAACTTATCCTTCATATCAAACTCCATACGTGTTATAACAGGGTCAGTTGGTTTAGGTAACTCTCTAGCTTCAGCTATATCGTTTTGTAATGTAAACCACATCCCCACTAAGGTTGATATTAAAAATGCTATTCCACCTAAAGTCTTTAAACTTATCTGTACTGCACTATCTTCGTTTAACTCTTTAGCCATTCTAAAATATTAAATAATTTATTCCTGCCTTTAATTCATAAGACTTAATGTCCCAATATTTTAAATGCCTACCTTCTACAAATATACTAAAATGTCTGTTAACTTTAGACCCTGCTACAAAACCTAAATCCCATTCAGCCTGATTATTAGGATATGAATATGAATAATCACTCAACCCTTTGTGTATAGGGTATAGAGATGCCCAAGCGTGCACCCAAGCTTTAGCCGAATATAGATAGTAATCGGCTCCTATAACCATAGAAACTTCTTGTTGAAGTCCTAAAGTCTTTAATTCTCTTGCATTGTATTGGTCTACTAAATCTCCAAAATGATAAGTATAGAACTCTCTATCGGACTCAGCTACCACTTCGTTATTTACAGTCCATTGCTCTAAGTCATTACTGAAAGCACCAAACTCTTGAGCTAACTGCCACCAATGTTTATTGGAAGGATTTGCAAACCATTCTGTAATAGGTGAGTTACCGTATACAGGATGTGAACGATGAGCTATACCTGCAGTTAAATCTAACCCCCCTAAGCTTTTTCGAATTCTAAACTCTCCTAAAGTATATTTTAAATTAATTAACCCATCATCTACAAAAGAACTTCTCATTGTAAAATGATTAGAAATATACCTTACCTTATATTCGTGTTGTTGGAATTTTATACCCCTGTTTCTTATTGAGGAATATTTTAATGAATACTCAATACCGGGTGCATTAGAAATTGTAGCGTAATCACTTACCTCATCTTCTGTACCTGTATAAAACTGACCTCTCTTTACTTGATAGTCAAACCTTGCTATTTTACGAAGTCCAATGCTTACATTGTAATTAGGCTCGCTTACCTGAGTTATCTCTACAAGCTGTCCCGAACCTGCAACTCCGTCTACAAGAAACTCTTGGTTTTCTGCAAATGGAGCAGACGTGGAAAAACTTGCATAGAAAGTTGAAAATCTTAAAATTTGTGCATTAGTAATTGTTGTACATAACAACAATATATATATATAATTCTTCATCACCATTTTACCTTATCCGACCAATATGCAGCAGAACATTTTCCTTTAGCAATATTTTTTGCGTGTCTAGATTTAAATGACCTTCTTTTTGCACTCATCTTTGAACCCTCGCCTTTCTTTGGGGCTCCGGCAGTACTTGCACCTTGTTCGCCAAACCGTATTGTCTTTATTTTATTATTACAATTAGTTACAACAATATGTGATTTCTTTGGATGACTTGGTGTTCGTTTAGGTTTGTTAAGGCCTGAAACTCCGGCTCTTTTTAATGCTGAGGATTTTCTATTACTTTCCATAAATACTTTATGTTTGTGCAGTTAAATGTTGCTGATGTAGTCCACATACTATTAAAAAATATCAGAAGCGTTATCTCGTATAAATTTAATGGCTTCATCATTATTCATAACAGAGTTTCTTGGGTAAGATAAACTAGTACCTAAACTTAATAAAGAGCTTACTTCCCCGTCTTTCCAACTCGCATCTAATTCCATTACATAATAGTTTGAACTACCAATAACAACTTTTATAACTTCACCAAACTTTATTTTATTATAAACACCTAACTCTTTAAATGTAGGGTGATTTAAATTTAATTGATTACCGTCAACATCATACTCAGGTATCCCATACTTACTTAACAACTCATTAGGAATTAAACCGTTATAAGTTGGTGTGTTTAAACTAATATATATGTTTCCTCTCATAATTATGATATTTTAACTGTCCCTCTATCACTCCAAGCTTTACCGCTAGTTCTAGGGGCTGAGGTAGGTAGTCTACTCCAATCTACATCGTTAGCATTAATTAAATCATCTTCAGTATTAAAAGCTGAAGAAACCATCATAGACATTAAAGCTCTATCCTTCTCAGGAGTAATGCTTCCCGGACCACCTCTAAAGAAGTCTTCTATTGCATCATAAAGCTCTGCTCTAGAGCGTTGGTCATCCGATGAAACTGAAACCTTAGTATCCGAATTCGTTCCAATTAGTGATTTATATTTTGACTTTTCAGCCCTGTAATCTCTTTTTGTAATAGCCATTTTTATTTATTTAAAATCCGTAATCGCTTGAGTAATCATCTGAGTAACTAGAATCATTGCTATGACTAGGTAACCCTACATTATAATTCTGTGTAACTTCCTTCTGAGTTAAATATCTGTCGTATATTCTTGGTTCGCCTATTAGGTTACTGTAGAACCTATTAGTGCCTGAATCTCTACCTATATGCTTAACTAGACCATTCGTAATACTATTATTTCTTGAGATTGTAGCCTGAACTACAGAATCAACGTACATAGTGCATAACCCTGAATCTCTAGTGACAAGTACATGATACCACTTTCCTGAAACAAACGCATTGGTTGAGTAGACAACTAAACTAGCAACGTACACTGCGAATTTACTAGTAGTACTATAAACTCCAATACTTACAGTATTTATATCTGTCATGGCTCCACCTAAAGAGATTATAGAATTTAAAGTACTACCTCCGGATAAGTAACTAGCCTTAACCCAAACTTCAACAGTAAAATCTCCTGCACCGAAGTCGAGCGAATTGGCATCAGCCACTTCACCATAACCAATCCCATCTAAATTAAATGAGTGTTCTCTTAGCCTTAATGGGGTTCCTAATATATCGAAGCCTTTATTGTTAGGTGCTTGTATTAGGGTTATCTCATTTAATACAGGTGTACTTTTAACCCAATCCACCATTCCCAACTGAGGAATAATCTGTTCTGCAAATACATAAGTAGCTCCTACTATCGTTGCTGCTGATATTTCTTTTACTGAGACATTGTCTATTTTTAAAGTAGTTGCACCACCTTTTCTTTTTACACTAAAAGAAGTGTTACCTGTAAATGTTATTGTATGAGTTCCGTTTGTTGAAGGTATTGAAACATTACCATTCACTAAAGCTAATTCGCCTGAAACATAATCTGATATAGTATACGTTGCTTTATAAAATCGGCCACTTATTAAAGATGCGTCCGAAGTTAGTGTTGAATTTGCTTGGTCATCTGAATTATTTAAAAAAGCTGTATCGCTAACTATGCTCCAATCCGAACCATTAGTCCAATCCGTAAACCCCGCACTAAAATCACCATTAACAATCTGTTCAGAACCTAAAGTAGTTGCACTATCGTAAACTACTGAACCACCCCCTTCACTTAAAGCGTAGTAAGACGATAAATTTGATAAGGTTAAAGTCGTATTAGGGTTATCCGTTACGAGATGGTTCGGGTTATTGTAGTCGAAAGCTACATCTGAGGTAGTCCAAGTTGAATTGTATAGTTGTAGGTCTGATGCTATAAATTTACCATTAGCCCTTACAGCGTTTATACGACCTAGTTGAAAATCATTTACTGTAATAGCTGTTGTAGTAGTAATTACAACTCTTTGCCATATAGTGTTTGTTATATCAGTTGTAGCAGAATTATTAACATAAACAACAGAGTTATCCCAAGTTCCATTTAAGACAACTATACCTGATGAAACTTCAACAGAATGAGTTGAAGATAGCTCTAATACTTTTTCGGATGTACTGTCTAAATTAATCCAAAAACATATAGTTTTTAAACTAACTCCTACATCTCCTAAATCAATAAAATCCCCGGACCCATCAAAGCTAAGTGCCTTTCCTGTAAACAACTTACATTCATTGCAATTATTTGAATCGTCAGGAACAAATTGGGCTACTTCTTTTATGGAGATGTTTGAAATTGCAACCGAACCTATTCCACTTGAAGAGCTTATTCTTGCATTTGTATCTACTGAACAAATATCAGTAAATGTAAATTCATCTAAACCACTAAATGCTGTTGATTGAGTTCCACTACCCAAAAATACAGAAAATGTACCACTTGTATAGGTTGATAACTTAATTGTTACTTTATATAATCTTCCAATTCTTAAAATACTATTCGTTAAAGTATCTCCACTACCATCGTTTGAAGCAACTCCATTTAAAATACTCCACCCACCGTTAGCGTTCCAAGTTTGGTCGTTCAACTCACACCCTAAAATGTTAGACTTATTAAAGCGGAGCCACATTTTTAAACCTAGTCTTACAATAGACCTACCTACTAGACGTGCTACTAGAATTGCATTTGCTATAGATATTTGCATATTTTACCAAAGGGCTACAATGTTAGTCGCTATCGTTCCCGTAACGACACTTGCATTTACTTTAAGAACTTGAACAGGGATAAATAATCCTGCAGGAACTCCTACAAATTCAACCGTATCACCACCCGCTGTAACAACGCTTATCGTTCCTTCACCACCACAGTATAACACACATCCATTCTGAGGGTTATTTGCCTGTGAGTAGATAGTATACGCTGTAGTAGTTGGTATAGTTGCTGACGTACTAAGTATAGTAGAACTATCAATAGCAGTTACTGTTGCTGCAACCGTACCCGCATATATAATATCACCTATAGCAACTCTTTTATTTATAAAGTCACCACCTGTATCTGTTAATTTATCTGCCGTACCTGCTGTTGTTGTACCTGATGCAGACACAGCCGCTATGTTAGGTATATTAACTGTATCGCTTGGGATTACCGCTAATGCTCGCCCGGCTTGAAGTTTTTGATATGCCATTATTTCTTGTCTTTATTGTATGGGAAAACCCTGTTTAATGTATCTTTTCTTTGACCACAACCGCAGTCTTCTTTACCGACAGCTTTCGCCACCTTGTTAACTACAGCTTTTATTCCTGTAGCCTGCGTGAACTTATCTACAGTATCTCCTAGTCCTTTTGATTTCATTTGATGCAAATTTTAGATGCTAACTTATTAGATGCTTGAGAAGAGTAGCCCTTCTTCTTAAAGCCTTCATAAGCCTTCATTCCTTTCTTACACATAGGCTTAGTGCCAAACTTAGATACCCCTAACGGGGTTTTTAAATCTCGTGCCATATTATTAAGGCTTTAAATCACCCATCCAAGTTGAGTGCTTTCTATCCCAAGTATAGGTAACCCCATTTTTAGTAAAGGGTTTTTTACCCGGTTCCATCTTTGGACCCGCCTTCTTACGTTTGTTAGCGTCAGACTTAAGGACCCCAAATGATTTCTTTTTCTTAGGTGGGTCACCAAATGTAGATGCTAAAGGCTTACTTAAATCTCTTTTGTACATAGTATTATTTTTTACATCCAAAGTTTTTAGCGTAGTTAGCCATCTTGACTACACGCTCAGTGTACTTACCTGTATTTTTCATTACTGAACTAGCAGCACTACAAGTACTCTTAAAGCCATTATTCTTAGCCCAAGACGTAAACTTACCTTCGTTCTTCTCTTTAATCTGAGGGAACTTTTTTGTACGACCACTAGCAGCCATTACTTACGAATGATTGAAGTTAAGTGAGGACCTACTTTACCG